CAAAATCCACCGCCAAAAGCTTGACCTATTGTTGTCGGTCCGGTGCTAATGAAAGATGTAATAACTGCCTGCATAATTCCAGTCATGTTAACCCCGTCCCAGAAATAATCCACTCCGTTGAAGTGAGTTTGATGCAAGTTGCCACGCCGTTTGCCGCAAGTGTTCGTGACCCCGTAGTTCCTGCTGGACTCAGCCGCATCGTATCTGTGGTAATGGCAATGGTCACCACACCAGCGCCGTTTTGATTTACAAACGTAATCGCAGTTCCAATCGGAAAAGCAACGGAACTATTTGCAGGAATCGTAAATGTCCGAGCAGTAGTATCTGCTGATGGATGAAGAATGTGCTTACCAGAATCCGCGAGAACAAGCGTATAGGCAGTAGATTGAGAGTTCTGCGGAATATTTCTGAATCCTACTGAACTCGTTCCGTCAGCCGTACAGTTTGAAAGATCCCCAGATGTTGGCGTTCCAAGAACAGGAGTTACTAACGTCGGAGATGTAGCAAAAACTAATGCCCCACTACCCGTTTCATCTGTTACTGCGGCGGCAAAATTGGCTGAAGAAGGCGTGCCTAAAAATGTTAATACATTAGCGCCCGTGGTTGTTGAACTAATTGCCGTGCCTGATCCACCGCCTATTAACAATGCACTGGCGGCCAGCGTTCCAGACTGAGAGACTAGACCGCCTGTCTTATTAAGCTCTGAACCAAGTGCTGTTGCTACCAATCCGCCGGTTGTCGTGTTCGTGCCTAGTCGAGCGCCAATCAACTGAACGGCAGGCGTCCCAGCATTGTCCTTGTAAAACAAACGGCCATCGTTGTAGTTAATGGCAAGCTCACCTGCATTGAGATTGCCAGCCGTTGGCGCTGCTGAAGCAGTTGAGCTTCTGTAAATCTGAATCGGCGTGTAATTGGTTGCTGGCATGTCTATCTCCGCGAAACGATCATCATTTTAAGCTGCCTTGTCTAAATGCAAAAGCCCAATCAGAGCTTCTAAAACGACTTCTGGCGCGACAAATTTACTGGGGTCATGCTCATAGCACTCCCACCACAAAAACTGATTCTGAGCGAGATTGGCTCGGTCCTTGAGCAGGTTGATGTTCTCTGGGTGGCCAAAGATCAGCGGGTCCGATACCGACCAAAGCACAATGCCTGGCTTGCCCTCATCCCACCCTAAATGCTGCATGAAGCTATCGCAAGCAATCCATGTCGTGCATTGCCTCACTAACTGGCGCAGCGCTTGAACGGGCAGGTTTTTGCGAAAGTCTGGCACGAGTTGCTGCTCACCTTCAACACCGACCTGAATGACTGGGCCAGGCAAGTGCGGGATCAGCGCCTCCCAAAACGGATAGTCCTTGGGATTGCGCTTGCCGTTGTTAAGCTTCTTAGCAAAGGGCGCTATCAAAATCATAGGTACATCTTCCTGTAAGCACCTTCCAAGCTTGTCTTCCACTTCCAGCGGTCCATCTTGGCATAGATGTTATACATTTCGATGTCACCAAACAACTCTCTAGCCTCAGCAATCGACCTGCAGGGAATGATCTCAGGATAGCAGCCAAACACCAACGGGTTCTTAATCTTAGGCAAGACATGTGTAAATACGATGTGGTCGCCCATGCCGTTGTTGAGCACCACAATCGTATGATCTTTGTGCGCTAGCATGTTGCGAAAGATCTGCTCATCATGCGCAAACATCTCTTGTTTATCTTCCATGCGAATACCGCCAGACGGCGCTTTCAGATGCCAAGTCACCGCATCAGGAACTACGAGCAACTCATATCCCTTTTGCTTTAAGCCAAAGCTAAAAAGCGTTTCTTCTCGATGCGCGACGCGAGACAAGCCTAAGTTGTAGTCGTAGACCCCTGCTCGATACAAGAAACTGCAATGCAGATGATCCACGCGCTTGATCTTGTTGACCCGCTGCCATTGTGAATTGGGTTCATGATCAATCGCTTCAATTTTACCTGTAGGGTTAGCCTCTTCAAAGTAATTGGGTGGCATAAGTACTGAGCCACCCACACCACCAACTTTGGGTCCTGTATGCGCTAGCAAGACGCCAAGAACATTTGGCTCAGGAATAGCGTCATCATCCACGCGCCAGACCCAATCAAAGCCCATGCAGTTGGCCATTTGATGATTGTGATGCTGACCCTTCTTGCCGGCCCAAAGCCACTCCCAAGCAATCTGCTTGGCATCCATCATCCAATATAAGTTCTTGTATATCGGATCGCTACGCAGGTCTTGATTCTCGTCGTTATCATCAAAGATCACGATCTTGTCTGGCTTGCGGGTTTGGTTCATCACCGCCTGCAAAGCCAAAGGCAGCGTCGTATGTGACCGCCCCCTGGTAGAGACTGAGCACAAAACGCTAGGCATGCCAGCGTCCAATCAGCAAGTTAAGCCTGTTTTGATCGTCAATCTGCTTGGGCACGGCTGAGATGTTGCCTTGCTCGTCAATGTAGTTGAACTCAAAGCCAGGAAAGTGCGATTCATTCAAGCCATGCAATTTGTGATGCGGACCCCAAAAGCCTACCGGCTCATTCATGGGCACGGTAAAGAGCAAGGTCTTGCAGTGCTGCTTAAGCTTTTGCAAGACTTCCAAGCCGTTATCAAGGTGCTCAATGACCTCAAAGGCGATGATTGTGTCGTACTGCTGCAGGTCATACTTGTTGATGTCGGCATGCACAAACTGCGCCTTAGCGCTCCAACCCTGCTCCTTGGCCACATCCACAATGATTGGATCGTAATCAAGGCCTGTGTATTCCACACCTTCAGGCATGAACTGCACACCATAACCGCTTGAGCAGCCAAGCTCAAACACGCTCTTGCCCCTCACATGCTGCGCCGCCCACTGATAACGCGTTACTTCCCGCGGGAATACCGGGTCGCCCTTCAGAAAAACAGCACGCTCCCAATAGTTGGATAAGCGCCAGCGATACCAGTCCGGGTTGAACTTCTTGGCAAGCTTAAGCGAGTTGCGCAGGAACACGTCGTTGTAGTCGGGCACAAGCGACGTATCAAGCATCGTACCCTCACCCTTGTGATAGATCGGAAACGCGCCCGTAAACTGGTTGCCGCTCCACTCCTTGGGCGAGCATTCATGCACCTCAAAACCTGCCATCTCAGCTTGAATGCAGAATTCGGTATCTTCACCGCCGCCAATACCGTATTCGGTATTCAATAACCCAATGCGGTTAAATACACTGCGCCTGATCATCACGCAAAAGAACACCGCAAAGTCTCGGCCTGCAGGCTCTGATGGCCCTTTGATCACGCATGAGATGCCGCATTTCTCGTGATGCGCAAATGGCTGATTGAGCATGTCCAGCCACTGGCTTTTATTTTGCGGTAGCAGGACTGTGTCGTTGTTGAGCAGCACAATGCGATCTGTGCGCGTGGCCACAATCCCTGCATTGCATGCACCTGAATAGCCTAGCGGCTGATCGCTCCAAACAACCTTGATGTGCTTATCAAAGCCAATGCTTGCAAAGCGAGCCGATAGCTCTTGCAGATAAGCCTGTGTGCCGTCTGTACAGCCGTTGGCCGAAATGACCAACTCAACATCGGCCATGTCGGTGTACTTGAAGATGGACTCAAGGCAAGGTTTGAGCAGATCCTCGCAGTGGTTGTAGGTCGGTATAACGATGCTGTAGCGCATTAGAACGTCCCGCCGTCCACGCCACCTGTGATTGCATTCGTACTGCCGTTAACTGACAAGCCTGCATCGACCAAGACAGCTTGGCTACCTGTCGTTGAATTGGCCGCAAACAAGATAAAGCCCGCCGACGTGCTTGCAGTCGTAGTGACATTTGTTGGCGCAACACCTGAAAACCCGCTGATGCCTGATGCACCGCTAAAGCCAGATACGCCTGAGCCGCTGAAGCCTGAGATACCAGAAAAACCTGAAATACCAGAAAATCCTGAGAAACCTGAAATACCAGAAAATCCAGATATACCTGAATCACCTGAGAAACCTGAGCGACCAGAAAATCCAGATATACCTGAATCACCTGAGAAACCTGAGCGACCAGAAAATCCAGATATACCTGAGAACCCTGAGATGCCAGAAAAACCTGATATGCCTGAGAATCCAGATATGCCTGAAAACCCAGAAATACCAGAGAAACCTGAGATACCAGAGAAACCTGAAAACCCAGAAATGCCAGATCCAGAAAATCCAGACGTTCCTGAAAAGCCTGATATGCCGCTAAAACCAGAGATACCGCTAAACCCAGATATTCCACTAAATCCTGATCTTCCGCTGAATCCTGAGAATCCAGAAAACCCTGATGTACCGCTTTGAGCTACGCCATCAAGGCCTGAAAATCCCGAAAAACCACTTCGCCCAGAAAAGCCGCTAATGCCACTAAAACCAGAGATACCGCTAAAGCCACTAATACCCGAAAATCCAGAAATACCGGAATATCCACTGGTCCCAGAAAATCCTGAAATACCTGATCCTGAGTAACCAGAAATTCCCGATCCTGAAAATCCTGATAATCCAGAAAAACCACTGATACCAGAAAAACCACTGATACCAGAAAAACCTGAAATACCTGAGAAACCTGATGTTCCAGAAAATCCTGAGATACCGCTAAATCCCGAAAACCCTGAAATGCCAGATCCAGAAAATCCAGAAATACCGGAGCCTGAATACCCCGAGATACCAGAAAATCCGCTAAAGCCTGATAAACCTGAGTAGCCCGAAATGCCGCTGAATCCAGAAATGCCGGAAAATCCTGAGGTGCCTGAATAGCCGCTGAATCCGCTAAAGCCCGAAACGCCTGAGCCTGAAAACCCTGAGATTCCACTGTAGCCAGAGATACCAGAAAAGCCTGAAATTCCTGAGAACCCTGAGGTTCCGCTAAATCCTGATACTCCTGATCCAGAAAAACCTGAAAATCCTGAAAAGCCAGAAATTCCTGAGTAACCTGAAATTCCACTGTAACCCGACAATCCTGTCCATGCGCCAGCTACAACCCCTTCGTAAATCCCCAGATCCGTGTTGTATCGGATCATTCCATTCTGCGGCGAAGAACGCTGCACAGTTGTACCCGCAGGAATTTTTACTGATCCCGTGCCTGGCAATATTGGGTTATCCGAAATGCCTATCGTAGGGTCTGCGCCATCACCCGTGCCATTTGCGACATCAATTTCATTGGCCGTGCCTTGAAGTATTACCACCCCAATTGCATTACCTGACGTGCGTGAAATCAAGCCTGAACCTGACGACAATGCTAAATCTAAAACAAGGCCTGATAGCAATACTGTAGGATTCCCCGCTATCCCATCGCCATCAGTAACGCTTAAACCCGTCGTTCCGGCTTGAATAGAGCGGTTTGTAAGCGTTGTGGCGTTAGTCTTGACCTGAATGCCCGCTGCTGAATTTACGAGGCTTGCAGGCGCTCCTGACAAGGCTAGCGCCACTGTTGAGCCAGGACCGTTGTCTGTGAGTGTTAAACCTGATCCGGTTGTTGCAAGTTGCCTCGAATCCGTAAGTAAGCCTTCACTGGTTGCCGTGATAAAGCTGTAATTTGTCGCTGGACTCGCCGCAATTGCAGCCACCGTTGTCTGTACGGTGCCGCCATCTTGAACGACGGGAACAAGCTCTGCGCCTGTTAAAGCACCTGCTGCCGGTAATTGCGAAATCGTCTGATTAGACATTATGGTGACACCGCTATGCCATCGAGGTTCCCGTTATTTTCTGGCGTTTGGGTATTGCCTTCAGTTGAAACAATGACATTCTGTTGATTGTTTGTTACAAGGTTGTTCTGTATTGCAGCCACAGAAACATCAGGCCTTGGAAACCGCA